TTAAATGATCTATCACCGGGGAGAACTGTAATACTGGAGTTATTGGTTTCGTTAACTCTTGATGCGATTATTCTTGGCGAGTTAAGGTAATTTATTTCATTTAGTGCCACATCTTCAACTTCTTGAACTGTAAATGGTATATCGGCACCAGATCCTGATCCATCATTAATACTTGTTCCACTTACAGTTTTGATTGTTGCACTTAAATTTGTTCCCGGAACTGTAACATTCTGAACTATTGGTGTAATTAATTGGAAAGGCATATTTTGTGTTGCCTTGATATTTACACCACCTGTAGATTTAGATTGATCTAAAAATAGACGTGGTGGGAAACTAGCTGCTGTCGTCGTGCTCCTTCCAATACCATTAGCACCCATATCAAGTTTTACTTTATAAGAGTCTAGTGTAAATGGATTTGAATCTGTGACATCACTAAAATTGTGAGTTAAATTAATTCTACGTAGTGAAACACCACTTAATTCATACTTAGTAACTAAATCTCCAACAATATAATTTTTAGCAAGAGTTGAATCTTGTTGTCTTGTAATTCCAGTTAATGTATTACCAGAAGTTCCTGTGTACTTGATTATTTCATCTCTTATTTTAATGTAACCGGGGTTAGTTGCAGCCACAGCAACATTTTCAAAAGATGTAAATATTCCAACGCTATCAACTGTTATTGCAGCAGTTGAATTGTTAGCATATGAAACAGTAAGTTTTTGTGGTGTAACATCACTCTCAACACCAGAGATTGTAACTCTATCATTGATATGATGCATTCCATGATTTTTGTGATTAACAAGGATATGAAGACCATCACTCACCGTTGTTATACCGCTTGTAGGAATTGAAGCACCTGTATCTCCACCAGCACCAGTTATTGCACTTGTAACACCTGCCACAGCACCTGCGAACAGTAAGTTTCCAGAACCCACTGCAAATTCACCTTGAACATTATCAAGAACTAATTCACTTGTACTACCAATGGATGCAACTGTTAGTCTTGCATTAATACCCAAATCTGTTGATATTCCTAAAACATCACCTACTGAATAACCTGCACCACCACCAGTAATTGTTGCTGAAACCACAGATCCCTCATTATAAACAACTGTTGCCTCTGCATCTCGACCACTACCTGTCACTGTTGTAAGAGCCACACCTGTAACAGTTTGTCCACTACCACCAGCAGTTCCATTCGCGGGGGTATATCCTAAACCTACTCTAGATACAGTCAATGTTCCAGTTGCAATACCAGCAGTTGCAACTAAGTTACCAGTTGCCTCTGAGTTATCTTGAGAAATTGTATTACCAATATTTGGATGAACATCATTTGCTTTACCACTAAATGCTGATGATATACCTATTCTAATTTTCTTAGATATTGGATTTATAGAATCAGGCATCAATACTGGAATCTGTTTGTTACCTTCAGATAATATTGGGTTATAAATCTCAATCGTTCCTTGAGAGACAAATTCTGCTCTATTTAAAACAAACTTCAAATCTTCCCATTGACTTGGTTCCCATGTTGATGCGTTTTGTGATTTGAATAATGACCCTAAAGTTGGTTGATTTGAAACGAACTCATCAGTTACTAAATCATTTTCACCAACCCTTGATATAAAGACTCTATATTTAGCTGATGAAGATAGCATACATATGCAATATTCAGTTCCCGGTGACAGATAAACTGGTGATTTAAAAGTAAATTTGGTTGCAACAGTTCCATTCGTAGAAGTTGATATTTGATCAGGATCTAAATTGATTTGAGAAAATGGAAGAACTTCTTGAGTTGGTGTTCCCAATTTCATTGTTCTTATGTCAAGTTGGACGGGGATACCTCCATCATCCACAGTTTCAAAATAAACTTCACAACTTGTTAAAAATACACCACTATTTTCATTTACAAAGAAAGACTGAGCAAGAGGATCGCATCTTCTTGCCATTCTAAGAAATCTTCTTGATATAGTTCTATCTACACGAGTTGTCTCTGATCTTCTTGCCTCTCTTGATTCAGAGACACTTACTGTTTCAACTTTTGCATTTCTAACTGATAATATATTTTCTTGGACAGTCTCAATTATACCAGATGATTCAAAAGTATCAGTAGCGAAAGTTGATGCCTCAGATGTTCTGTTTTGATCGTCATCTATGAGAACAAATTCCTTTTTACCAGTTTCAAATTTAGGATTCGTATCAACATTTGGATCTGGTATGAAGAAACTTCCTTGTAGTGAAGAAGCATAATCAGAGATTAATCTTACATCTACTACTTCAGCTTCAGCACCCGATGTCCCTCCTTTCAGTGTCATTCCACTTTCAACGTTACCAAAGAAATCTCCTTGGGGTTGTTCCGCTAATGAAACCAAATCTACGTTTAAAGTAGTTGATGTTGATGAGTATGAAGATGGTATTATGGATGCAGATGCTCCAGTTAACTGAACAAATCCGGGAGTACCTGAGTATGTTTCTAATGCGGAAACTGCTGTGCTGGTTGTATATGGATTCTTGACATATACCCTTGTTGGTGCATTAAATGGCCCCTCTTTATGATTTGAATTTGCAACTCTAAACTTTACAGTTTTTGTTCTGTTTCCTGTAAAGTTTGTTTGAATTGTACCTGTTACAGTTTCTCCAACTTGAAATACACCAGACTTCATTGATATTTCAATAAGTTTAGGGAAGCAATATTTAGTTACATTAATACCATCAAAGAACGCAAACAATTTTGATTGTGGTTTGAAACCTTTACCTTCAAAAGTAATGTTTCTCGATCTCATTATAGTGATCGCTTCTTTACTTATTGTTCTATCTCCAAGAGATTCTTGATCAAACGTTTCTGTAATTAATTCCCTTGTTCCCTGTCTGGTAGAAGTTCCTACATCTGTTCTTGTTATTGTACCCACTTCTCTTGTTTCACGGAAAAGAGCTCGTCTACCGCGCCTTCTTCCCATGACAGTCCTGTTTCTAGTATGAATGTGAGAAGTTTGCTCTACCCCTGTCCAAACAGTTTGCCAACCACCCCAAACAGTATCTGTTAAACCAGTTTGGGGATCGAATCCTCTTTGCTCAGCCTCGGCAACTACACTTGAAAAATTTCCCTCAGTTGGAATAATTTTTGGATCTAATCTAACGGTATCAACCCAAGTGTCAGACGCTGGAGTCAAATCTAATGATCCAGTCCAGAAATTAAGTATAAATGGAGTAACACTTTCAGATCTAGTTCCAAATGGTTGACTTAAATATACTGCTTCATCATAATCTAGACTGATTATATTACCAGTTTTTCTAATATTAGTTCCCTCTGGATCTGCACCATTAAATATATTATTTTGTCCCTCAACAGGCCCTAACTGCAAATCTATGGCATTTGTATAATGAGATGGTCTAACTTCTTTTTGGAAACTATCAATACTGTTTTTAATCTTTATTGATTCCTCTTGTGGAGTAAATGACGTAAAATTATCAACAAAGAAACCAGATTTAAATTTATTTAATCCATTTTCATCAGTTACAAATAAATTTGCAGTTGTTGTCTCTAATAATGATAGTGACGTGTAGTATTCTAAATTTTTAATTCTTTCTTCTAGTTTGCGGATATCTTTCATTCGATATCTTTTATGCTTTAAGAAGGATAATTTAGCATCGGATACATCATATAAGTATGCAGGTAGTTTTATCTCTGCTATTTCTAATGAATCGTCAATCGGAACTGGTTTATCTGGATCCTCTCCCGGTGTTCCTTGAGACACAATTAATGAACCATATTTTGTTAAGTAAATTTTATCCACTCTTCCTAAGAAGAATGAAAAATCTACAAGCATAGACTCATCTGAAGCAAGGACATTTGAAGCAGAACTACCTGATGAGTTAAATGTTCTTCCTAAAAATTCAAGTGGTGATCTAGTGCTTTCAGATACAGAGTAATTTGAAACTCTTGGTCTTATGTCAATAACATCAGTGTTTCTTACTCCATCAACTGTTTGAATATCGTCATTGTAATCAAAACTATCGTATGAATTTTTAATTGTAACATCACCATCATCTGAAGATTCAAAATACGCATTTGTAAAATATACTTTTAATCTTTTACTTGGAGGGTCAGCATCTTTGTCTCTTTGTATGAATCCATAATCATAAAAGGAGAGATTTTGTCCATTATTAAATTTATAGTTAAATGTGACATTTCTACTAGGAACATCAATCGTGTTAACAATAGCTTGAATATTTGATTCTAAGAATGTAACACTTTCATCTTCTTTCAAATCAATTTCATTTAAAGGAACAAAGGATATTTGTGTATCACTTATTCTTTCAGCGTATATACCTATCGCACCAGTTGTATTTCCACGAACTTTTTCACCAATTATCATATCTGTTGTTTTACCAGCAGCACTGTTTATAGATGATAAAGTAATTTTTGGTGCAGAAGCATCACTCGTATTGGTCGATTCAAATATACCTAATACTTTTAGAACATCTGGAGTGTTTAATGATATTTTTTTGTCTTGTACACGAGTTCCAAAAGGAAAACTACCAAACTCTAATCCATCATTAAGAGTGGTTCCACCTGTTCCCGACCCTTCGATTCTTGATTTTGTAATATTAAGGGTGTTTACTCTCTGTTTTCTTTTTACTTTGGCTTTTGGATTTGTTTTTGCGAGTGTAGCAACTAAAGTTGCTCCTTGATCAGCTGATAGATCAGATCCAACATTTTTAATTTGTAATGATCCGTTTCCATTAGTAAATGTAAATTTATCTGATGTTAAAACTTCAGTAACTCCATCGTATTTTCTTACTAATGAATATCTCTCTTCATCAAAAGGTAAAAATGTTTCATTAGTTCCAGCAGAAACAGCAGCACTCATTTGATTATCAGAGGCATCAATGGTTACATCAAATGTTTTTCTTATATTTAAAGTTGCATTTGATACGTCAACATCTGATATATTATCTTTTGGTAACTGTGTAAACAAACTATTATCATCAGATTTTTCAATTGGAGTTGTTATTAATGTTAGGTCAGATGCATTAAAGAAATTACCACCAGTGGATGATGTAGTCACACCAGTTGTCCCTTGTTTTGGTAATTGACCCTCATTAACACCAGTAACAGTGGCAACTCCTGTCACAGAAACACTACTTGTTCCTACTTCAGTAACTCGTACTATAGATTTTAAATCACTATCTAAACCACCAAAACTCAATAAATTTCCTACTTTCAGTTTACCGGGAAATTGTGGATTTGAACTTGTAACTGTGCTTAATCCAGTTTTTCCATTAACCTCTGTTATAACTGCATTTCCAAATATAAATTGATCTCTCTGCACTACATCACTTACAAAACTTTGTGCAGCTCCAACATTTCCATCTAATCCTAATGTTGGGCCAGCAAAAAGCGATTTAACGTCTGATACACCAAAAGATGTTATTGCTAAAGCAACTCTTCCATTTTCTATACCATTGAAAATAAGTGGTTCATTAGGTATGATATCACCTTGTGTCTCATACAAAGTCAATGATGTGCTATTTGATACTGATGATCTTAAAAATCCTGTAGCACCACTAAATTTACCTTCAACAAAAACTGGAGTTGAGAGTGTGTGATTTGTATTTAAAGTAACCTCAGTGAATGTTTGAACATCATATAAAGAAATATCGTACTCATTAATATTTCCATTTGTCGAATTGTATGATCCAGACTCTAAGGCAAAATCATAAACTCTAGCAAGACCTATTTCCTTTCCAGTCGCAATACCAGAATTAACTGGTAATCCAATGTGTCTTTGATCCCTCAAACTAACAACAAACGTATTTCCAATACCGACTTCTGGTGATCCTTTTATATTATTCAATCTGAGAGTCGCACCAGTATTATAATTTATTCTTTTGCCTTTTAATGTTTTAGAGGTTCTTGGTTTTAAAACATCCAGATAAGTTGAATTTGTTTTTTCAATTTCATAACCCCTTACAAATGCCTTACCTGATGATACTTGAAATAATGCTAAATCTTCATCAGCTATTAAACCACCCTCTGTTGACTGACCTTCATTATAAACACCGTTATTTCCAAGTTGATCATTTAAAGATTCTCTAACACTCACTGAAAAAGGTCTTGTTGTATAATCTCCAGATTCTGCAAAAGTTCTTCTAGCTAACTCATCATCAAGAAGATTATAATCTGAAGATGTAAGTCTATTTCTTAATTCACCATCCCTTACAGATGCAAGTTCAACAAAATCATCATCATTTAAATCGTCTATTCCTTTAAAAAATAAATTACATGTTATTTTTAAACGATCAGCTCCGGGAGCAGCAAAATTATTAAATCCTTTTGAATTATCTGTTAGATTCTCATCTTCATCAGAATTTATTGTTTCTTCTAAAATTCTTAATCCTATTCTACCTGTTGGAGTATTTGAATATTGACTTAGTATAAGTGTTTGTGTTGGGACATTAACAAATGTACCTCTAACAAAATAAACTCCCTCCGAAACTGAGTATGATGCTCCAGTAGAGGTTGCGTTGGTTGATATTGCAGATGCAAAAGACTCTCCTCTTGGAATAAATGAACTATTTTCAGGCCCTGAAACTATGTCAACATCAGCAGCAAATGTTTCACCATCAATAAATCTTTTGTTAATATTACTAACACCTGATGAATCATATTTTACATAAATTGTAAGATTATCCCTCTCTGATTCTGATGAACTTAAAATTTTAACAATAGTCGCGCTAACACCAGATGTTAATCCAACTATTTTTCGATTCAATAACTGATTAATATAAGACTCTACAGTTATACCAAGATATTCATTGTTTAATTCTATACAACTATAATCTCTAAAATATGTTGTGTTTCCGGGTATGACTTTAGCACCCTCTTTAAAGACATGTTGACCAAATTTTGCAATTTGATTTTGTAATATTGATTGTAAACCAGTTAATTCTCTTGCTTGAACCGGTAATCCCGGTTTAAACAATACTTTATAATAGTTGTCATCTGCATTAAAATCGTCAAAATATGGCGATACGTTTAGATTAGTTGTTTGAGCCATGAGTGATTAGAATTGCAATATAACTTTAATATCTTCTTTTTGATTAGAAGAACGAGTGATAGCTGGTCGATGATCAACGTATATTATATTACCAGAGTATTTTTTAACCTCTGGGTTTGACACTCCATTAGTAAATGTTTGACCAAGATAATATGTCTTATTATTTATTGAGGTTGATAGACCGCTAAATGAAGTTTGAATCGCTAACGTTGTAGAACCGTTGTTTGGAACTATACTAAAACTACCACCATCAGATATATCAGCAGTAAATCTATCAGAATTAAATCCATGAATGGGAGCAGTGGTTCCAACACCAACTGTTGTAAAACCTGCCATAGTCCTATCCTGCCAATATTTTAAAACACCTGTCACTTGATCATATCCAAGCACTTTTCCTATAGCTGTAACTCCTGTTCCAGTTGTTTGAGTAATTATAGAGTCTGGTGTGAATGTTGCAGAACTATAACCAGTTCCAGTTAACCTCAACGCATATGCTGCACTAGCTTTATCTAGTGATAGTAACGCTGATGATCCAAATGCTTGAGGGTTTTCGATAATTCCAATTCTCGATATTTCATTACCGGTGATGAAATCTGGATTTTCAGGATCATTTTCAATCCTTGAATATACAAGTGCATTTGATGCACCTAATTCTTTATAGATGTCTTTACCGTGACCGCCTTGAGGTGGTATGATAACATCAAGTTGAGGATACGAATCAGGTCTTGGTAAACCACCTGCAACAATATCAACAGTTCCAAAAGTATATCCAGATCCTTGATTAGTGACAGTTACTGAACCAATTTTTTGATCAGCATTAACGGTCACTGTGCATTCAGCACCACTTCCATCACCTTTGATTGGAACTCTTGTATATGTTCTATTTGCAGTTCCTAATCCAACCCCCCTATTTTGAATGACGACTACTTTGATACCACCATCAACAGCATTATCCCTGACAGAAGAGTTATCACTTCCAGTTGACCAATCAGATGGAACAGGCATGTATTCTGTTGAATCAAACTTAACAAGTTCTGACGGTTTGATTGTGTAAAGGTATTTCCAAATATATCCATCACCACTTGAACCAGCTGCCTTTGGTTCTAGATCTGTAAATGTTGGTTCGTCAAGAGATGGTTTACCATCTGGATTTTCTGGACTCGTGCCATTTTCAAGACAAATATAAACTCTAAAATCACTGTTTACAACATAGTAAGTTGCATTATATAAAGTTGTTCCTTGTCCATTTTTTGGTGGATTGTTAATGCTATAATCCGGTCTATAATAATCATATGTAGTTCCAGAAGTCCAACTATTTTTTCTTACAACTTGTTTTACATCACTAGATGTTACTTTTTTCAAAGCAATCATTGTATCATAATAATCATTTTGATCATTAAAACTATCAATAGGCGCAGGGGGATTATTATTCCATGTTGCTTGAATTTTTGTCGGCTCAGTCAAACCAACAAAAGTATAATAA